GGTTCTATATATAGTATATATATATTATATATATATTTATATATAATACCCTGAATTTTATTTAAATAAGATTCGGCAAACTCTTTTTTTACCATTTAAGACCCCTATATTGCCACATCTTAGGCATTGTTCATTGATAATGTCAAATTTAGTAGATACAACTTCCCAAACCCATCCGCAATGTAAACATAGGCACTGTAAAGTTGTAAATTTCTTCATAATCCAATTTTAACTCTTTCCCCATGTCTCCAGTTCTGCGGAATGCTTGATTAACTCCTCTTGTAGCTCTCTGCTTAATGGCATTCCTAAATTTCCCAAAGATTCTTCCCCTCTTGTTATAATCTTGCCCAAGAATCCCAATAATTGATTGTTCATCAATGATACTTCTTCTAAGTTGTTTAATTTTTTGTGTAAGTCTTCTATAGAGGATTTGTGAGTCGAAAGATAATCCAGCAACAATTCCACTAAGGATTGATTTATTTTTTCCATCTAAATTCTCCTGCTTTTTACTTGCCATAATTTATCCAGTACGCACCTTTGAGGCAAGTGCTTTATTGGTGCTTTCCATAAATTTTTTATCTAATTCTTTTTTGTTTTTCGCTATTGTATCAATAAATGGTCTTGGCTCGACATCCTTGTTTGGTATCATGGATTTTGGGTCTGTTGTAAAGCCTTTATGATGCTCTAATCCATAATTTAGCATTTTTAGACTGCTTTTTTCTTGTCTTATGCTTTTATATAGCTTTCCACTTGCTTTTAAAGGCGGTCTTAGTGGCTGTTTTCTCTTGAATCTTATTAATCTCGTTACTGTATGCAATGGGGGAGAAAGACCCTTATCAATATTGTCTTTTGATGCTCTTTCTGATTCTTTGGCATAGCCTCTCGTATATTCATCCATTATATCGCCAATATTGTTAGCCAGCTTACCAAAGTCAAAATTAACTGATATCTTTAAATCCATCTTGTCCATTTACATTTTTATTTTCATTAATCAACTGCTGTGCTTGTCCCACACTTAAATCCTTATTCTCACGAACCATGATCTTAGCTCTTGTGGTGAGATTATTCTCAATGTCAAATTGATCTTTGGCAATTTGATCTTGAACTGTCTTAGGATATTCAACTTCTTGGAAGTCCACACCAAAATCTTCTGGAAATTCTATTCCATTGTATCCAGCTATTGTGCGCTCGACACGATAGAAGTCTTTTTCATATAATCTCCATAATGCAATATCATCATAATAATCTTCTTTTCTCTCCATATCTTTGATCATAAGTGAGATACCGCTTGGTACTTCGCCTCCAGATTCAGCCCATTGAATCCACAGGTGGTTATTCGACGCTACAAGCTCGATTTGGAACTTGATATTCTCTATAGCCTCATTGATATTCCCATTTGGACTTGTAATGTTGTAAGCACCATCTTCTCCCATATCAAGAATTGTATTAGAGCCAGCCCTGAGCATACTCTGATCTGCCCTAAGACCCGTGACCCAAGGCTGACCAAACATATTAAACCTCATGCCGAGGTTCATTTCAGTTAATGCTATATTTACCTGCTCGTTGCAGTTTACTATATCAGATGCTCCTTCAACATAAAAAGAATCAATCTGATCTTCTCTGTGAGTAAAGATAAATGGCAAAGTCCCATAAGGGTTTTCTTTCTCATCTAATATCTTGCCATTCTCATCCAATATGCCATATGAATTATTGTCCCAGTACTCCCACTGCAAGCTATCTGTATTTGATAGGTCTGCTGTGCTATTCAAGAGGGGGTAGACAATTGCTCTTGGGAAAAAAGGATTCTCATCAAAGTATGATTCAAAGTAGTATATAGGTCTGTAATCAAAAAACCCATCATCCATCCAATAGACTCTATTAGCCACAGTGCCAATCAGTCTTGTCATTCTTTCAGAATGTTTCATACGGACATCTTTGGTCGGAGTTAGTTCGGCATACCTTTCGGTGGCATTCCCAATGTTGCGTTTCGCCCCCAGACTATATATTCTGCTGATCTTATTGATAAATTTTCTTGTAAAGTTTGTTAAACTAGATGGTATCTCAGAAAAAGCATCACCATTAAAGTATTTATCGATGTATTGTTCAGTGGAGACTCCTGAGTAATAGTCTAAGTGCTTTCGGATTTCATTTCTCCGAGCATGGGACATTATTAATTTTGTCTCCATTAGTTTATCTTTAATAATCTTTTCAATCATCTTTGAATCCTTTTCATTTCTTGGTTTCTCATTGGGAATCTATTAATAATAAAATATCGGAAAGCATCGTTGCCATGGTCATGGTATCCATTTTTTAGAGGCTCTTCTTTAATTGGTTTGCCATCTTCACTTTCGGGATATCTATATTCTTCAAAATCTTCAATTACATCTATGCATTTTTGGTCAACATGAACTCTCCTTATACCATCTGCGCTCTCGAAAAATCCTCTTGTATAGGCAACGCTTGCTACAACATTACGGCTTTTTCTATCTCTGGTGGAAAGTATTTGGATACCACTTCTTCTGAATATTTCCATATCACCCGCACCGCTTTGACCTTGGATATTGCTACCAGCCGGATCGCCATAATACGATATAATTGGGTATCCTTTTGTTTTTATTAGTTTGATTAAATCTTCAGTTTTTATATTCTGTTTATGCAGGATTGAGTCGAATATGACAATATGCTCTATATCATCTTCCCAGTATGTCTGTATAAATAGAACTGCTGGCATCCTGTATCCAAAATCTATTGAACAATATGTCGGGAGATCGGGATTGTATAAATAATCTCCAACATCATCTGTCCTATTGAAATTCCAGACCTTGCCCTCAAATACAGAAAATTCAGCACCAAATTCCTGACCAAACAACTCTTTAGACATATTTCTCTTTCTCTCTATAATTGCTGGGTCATCAAGACCAAGAGGGAATTCATATTGGTTTACCCAAGATGGAGATGTGTGGCTTTCCCATAGTGGGTCAGTTTGAGCAAGTTTAAATAGATCATATATCCAGTTTCTGCCTTCTGGTGTTGTAATAAAGATAACTTTTCCTTTTCTTCCTGCTACAGTTGGGGATAAGTACATATCCCAGATTTTTTTATTCATTTTGGCGACCTCGTCTATGACGAGCAGGTCTAAACCCTCACCAACCAAACTTGAAGGATTATCCGCTGACATTCCTTCTACAATAGTACCCCACTTAAATCGGATGTACATATCTTTTTCTGATGCTTTTTCAACATCATCGGGATGTCCAATAACCATTCGTTGCCAAATCTCTCTAAATATCAATCTGGCTTTCTTATAGGACATTCCAACAACCCATATGCGTTTATTGGGCTGTGATGCTACATAAGTAGCCTCCATAGCACTAGCCCAAGTCTTCCCGAATCTCCTCCCACATACAACAACTTGGAATCTGACATCCTCATTTTTTGGGTAATGCAACGGTAATTGCCCATCATGTGGCTCATATTCAAGATAATTAAACCATTTTTGCTTAAATTCGTAATTTTTTTCTTGCATTAAGTTGCTTTACTAACTTACATTATAACATCTATTTAATGCAAGATTTATTCTTGTAGATTTCATAACTCACTGAAGAGGTAAAAATGTCTGAAGATAAAACCATCGAAACAGATGTAAAACAGGAACAAGCCGACACTAAAGTCGAAAATAATGTACCAATTTCAAGGCTTAATGAAGTAATTACCGAAAGGAATGAACTTCGTGAATCTCTTGAATCTTTTAAATCAAAAGAGGAAGACGGTAGGCGTGCAAAACTTCAAGAAGAAGAAAAATGGCAAGAACTCAATACAGAGCTTACTAAAGAACTTGAATCTTATAAACCTTTTAAGGCAAAATGGGAATCAATGGATGCAAAACTTCGAGAAGTCGCTTTATCTAAACTACCTGAATCTAAGCGAGAAAAATTTTCCAATGTTGATACAGAGGTTCTTCTAGATATTGTTGAAGAATTTTCAGAACAAGAAAAAGCAAATCCTCCAGACAGAAAGGGTACAATCCCAACTGAAAAGATTGGAGATTGGACAGATATGTCTAGCGAGAGTAGGCGACAGAATTGGCAGTCGATATTGGATTCATACATAAAAAGGTAAAATAAATGGCTAAACATTATCAAGGTAGTCCCGTTACTACCACAACTGACCAACATTTCATACCTGAAATTTGGGCTGATGGAATTTATAAGTATTTTGAAAGAAAAACAGTCTTTCGTGGATTAGTAGATGATTATTCTGCGCTTGTTAGGGGCAAGGGCTATGGAGATGCAATTAACATACCAGAAATGAGTATAATTACTGCATCAGCAAAATCCGCTGGGTCAGACGTTTCTTACGATGCAACTGCAACAACCACAACTCAATTGGCGTTGACTAATCATAAATATGTCGCAAAATTATTTGAAGATGTGGCATTGATCCAATCCGAAGCAGATTTGGTAGAAAAATATGCTAGGATGATGGGTGAGGCACTTGCTCGTCAGGTTGATACAGATATTTGGGGTGAGTTGGATGGTCTTAATCAATCTCAAGACCTTTCTGCTGATAACACTCTTAATGCCGCAACATTTGAGGCGGCATTAGCTACTCTAGGTGAAAACGATGTCCCTTACATGGATGGTGAATGTTCAATGGTTGTTAATCCAACTTTATTTGCTGACATTCTTAATCCTTCTGCTGGTATCGCTCAATACTTTATCAGAAATGATGCAGTTGGCGAAGGCAATAAAGGACTTCGTTCTGGAATGGTTGGTTCATTATACGGAATTGACGTATATATGTCCAATACTGTTTCAAGTGCATTAACTGATGGCACAGTTGCTGGTGCAATTTTCCACAAAAGTGCGGCAGTTTTTGCATCACAGCAAGAAGTTAGAGTGCAATCAGAATATTCTGTAGATGCCCTTGGTACTAAGGTTGTTAGTGACTTACTCTATGGATGTAAGATCATTGATGATTCTGACAATATCAAAGGTGTTGCATTCGCTAATATTTAATAATCTGTAGCGAATATATGGGGGTGGGGTTTTCCTACCCCCATACACTTGGAGAAATTATGCAATATTGGAAAAAACCAAATTTAGGAAATGTAGAAAAACTTGAAGAAGAAACTTTAAAAAAACATCCTGAAAAACTTGAATGGCTGAAAGAAAAAGGTTATGAGAGAGTAATGGGAGTTTCGGATTGGAGTTCATATAAAAAGCCTAAAGCATCCACTGCAAAGAAAGTAGTGAAGAAAATTACTAAAAAACTAAAGAAAAAATAGCACCGATAACGATCTCGTTCACGGTTGCCAACGCCTTAGAGAGGAAGAAAAGTCATGGCAAATCTACACCAACATTCAGTTCAAGAATCACTGAATGCTACTACCGGAGGAGTATGGACAGTTAATACTGCGGCTACAGCCGATGCAGTAGGCACTGTTACCGATACGGAACATCTACTGTTAGGATCATCCACAGCCACAATTGGAGTCTACTCAGCAACAGAAATCTATTTTAACTTTGCGGCAACCGCAGTTGATATTGTAGTGCTGAAAGACCTAGTGATCCCCAAGAACACACTCACATTTATTACAGTGCCTCGTGGACTTGGGAATACAATTTACTTTTCATATCTATCAACCAGTAGCACTACTGGCGCAGTAAAAACGGTGGAAATATAAGATGCAAAGTTCAATGGTAAAAGCGATTGTAGAAGATTTTGGCAATGGCGGGACGATTGATGGTGATTTAATTATATCTGGCGATATAACTGTATCTGGAGGCGGTACTTTATCCTTTGACGAAATACTAGAAGGAACTCAGGTAATAGACGTTTCTAATGCAGAAGCGTTTTTAGTAAGAAAGAACTCAGATGGCGGTGATGTATTCACAGTAGACACTACCAATTCTGAGATAACTGCTGGAGTAGACGGTGCAGGAATTGATGTTATCTTCTATTCTGACACGGCTGGAGACAATTTTACTTGGGATTCTTCGGCAGAAAAACTCACGATTACAGGTACAAACGCACAGACTGCTTTAGACATAGCAGATGGTAATGTAACGATTGCAGATGATTTAGCTGTAGACGGTACAACCAATTTAGACAATACGGATATAGACGGAACCTTAGTGGTAGACGGTTCTAATATTTCCTTGGATTCAACATCTACATTAAATATTGATAATTCAAATACTTCAAATGGAATTACTATTGGCACAGCAACTTCTGCGGTTCCGATTTCTATTGGACACACAACATCTGTAATTACCCTCAATGATGAAGTAGACATAACTGGAACATTAGATATTAATGATACTACTGATTCATCAAGCAAAACGACAGGAGCGTTAAAAGTTGATGGCGGTGTAGGTATAGCATTAAAATTATTTGTCGGTACAGACTTAGATGTAGACGGCACTACGAATTTAGATGTGGTTGATATTGATGGTGCGGTACAGTTAGACGCTACTCTTACAATTGGAGCAGATGACCAAGGCTATGACGTAATCTTCTACGGCAACACTGCCAGTTCAAACATGACATGGGACACATCGGAAGATGATTTAGTCCTTAATGATGCAACACTAAAAATTGACCAAGATGATAATGCTCATGGCATTAATATAGATTGTGAAGCCTCTGGTAATTATGGTATATATGTTACGGGAAAATATGCTTCAAGATTCGCCCAAGATGTATCGGGTGGGAGTGCTATGGATATTACGAGAGATATAGCAGAATCAGGAAGTAATCCATTGGTTAGCATAGTAGATGACAATGCCAACAACACCCAACCATCATTAAAGATACAGCAAGACGGTGCTGGTTATGGACTAAGCATTGACCAGAATGGGAATAAAGAAGCTA